GAGATGATTTGCAAAATAATTTTACAGTATTTGATAGATATGAAATTCCAATGGATGCAAGACCTGATACTGTTGCAGAAAATTTGTATGGAACACCAAATTTTGACTGGGTAGTGTTAACAGTCGCAGGTATCATTAATATAAGAAATGAGTGGCCACTAAGTGATAAAGACGTTTATGATTATTCTTTTGGAAAGTATGGAGAAAGTTTAAATTCTGTAAAATTTTTTGAAACAAAAGAAGTTAAAGATACAAGTGGTAGATTAATTTTACCTAAAGGGAAAGTTGTTGATAGTAATTTTACAATACCTAAACCTGGTGAACCAACTGCAACAATTAATCCTGTTGTTGGAATCAGTAATTATGAATATGAAACTCGTTTAAATGATAAGAAAAGAAATATATTTGTTTTAAGAGAGGAGTATTTACAAGAATTTGTAAATGATATGAGACAAATAATGACTTATGATGAGTCATCAGAATTTGTAAATGAAAAGATAATACAAACCGAAAATACTAATATAACAATATCATAAAAAAAGGAGGTCGTTGACCTCCTGTGTAATTATTCTTCTGCGAGTTTCGCAAAATACGATAATGCATCATCCTCTTCTTTATCTACCGTTGAGGTAGTTGGAGGTGCGGATACAGCAGCAGTTACTAATTCTTCTGCTTCACCACGATCATCATCTTCATCGAAGACTTCTGGATCTTGAGCAGGTCTCTTGCTTCCAAGAACGTACTCTAATCTTTTCTTCAGTTCTTCGTATGTTTTGAACTGTTCTGGTGCAACAATCTCTGCGAGTGAGAATTGTTTTTTCCATAATGCTTCGAGAGCATCGTCATCATCAAGTAGTGGACTTACAGCAGCGAACTCAGAACTATCATAGTTTCTGTATCCTGCTACATTTTTTGCCTTCAACTTGAAGTTAGCACCTTGCCAGAAATCGAATGGATCGATTGCTTCCTCATCCTCGAACTCAGGTTGCATCGCTGCAGTGAGTTTGTCAAATATTTTTTTACCATACTTGAACAAGAATACCTTGCCCTCATTCTCAGGATTTGCTGGATCTTTCACAACGTAAATATTACTCATGTAAGTGAGTTTACGTTTTTGCTTCCGTGCTGTTTCTTTTCCTGCGTCTGTGCCATTGTTCCAGAGTTGGGTGTTGTACTCAGAAACAGGATCTTTCTGACCAAGTGATGTCAGAGAGTTTTCAATATACCATCCACCAGGACCTTGAAAGGCATGGGAGTATAGTTTTACAAAGGGTAGATCCTCACCTTCGGGTGCAGGTAAGAAACGGATAACAGCATATCCATTACCACTTTTATCTACATCTAACTTCCATGTGCGTTCGTCACCAGACGCACCGTTATTATTCATTTTCTCAACTTCTTTAACTAACTTTGCAGTCAAAGAGCCAAGCTTAGATTGTTTTTTTAGGTCTTTAAAAGACATAGGATTACCTCGGATAATTTGATCGGGGGATTGTTTGTATTATAACAAAGATAGATTAATTAGTCAACACTCTCTTTAAGTTTGCAAATAGTTTCATCCATCGCACTAAAAATTGAAGGCATATCAGTTCCCTCTGGGAAACCCATACCTTGAAGGGACTTACGCATCTGATTTTTCATTTCTTTTGCCTCTGGGTCATCAGATAATGATAACCGTGTCCACATCAATTTTTGTTTCTCTAAAAGAGTTTCTAATTTATCAACGTGCTCCTTTCGGTCAGTAGGACTTAGAAAACCAAAACCAAACATCTTACCATAGATGCTAGTTTGTAGTTTGTTAATTTCAGATAATTCTTCTCGGACTATTTCCGAATCAAAAAATCTCATTTTTTCTTAGTCTCCACAACTTTAGGTTCCACTTTACTTTCCTCGATTTGCTCAAGGACATCAATTGCTCCTAGAAGTTTAACACGGGTTTCATTTAACGTGTTTAATTGACCCGTCACTTCTTTGAGTTGAGATTTAAGATTTTCAAGCACTATCGCATTTTCAAGAGCCATTACGAATAACCTCTGTTAATAATTTTTTATAACGAAACACATTAATATTTATGAAAGGACTATACTTGTTAATTTTCATCTTTACGGTTTCCCATACAGGGTCGTCAAGTTTCTTGTCAAAGTTTTTTACGAAAGAAAAGATTTTTTCGTAGATTACCAAGACTTCTAAGTTTAGTTCTCCACCCAAGTGTTTCTTTAATATTGTTGGGTGTCCCTTGGAGCAGTTGAATACTTCTTCTAAGTCGTTTTCGGAGAGTAATTTCTCTGATTGTTCTTTGAACAAGTATTTTAAACTCTGTTGAGTTTTCATCCACTCTGAGTAATTTCTTTCGCCAGAATTTATAATTTCTCCAATCCATAAGTTTTCTGGGTTTGTTGATGTTACAAAGTTGGCAAGAAGAAAATCTACAATCTGACCATCAGAATACTTACGGGAAGTTTTCTCAAACCAGTATTTGTCTTTTCTTCGATTGAAAGCAGTTACTGTGGCACGGGATTTGCCACCATATTTAAAGAAGTCATACTTACGATTTGTAAAATGACTTTTCATAGAAAGATAAGTTTGATATGTTTCAAACGGTGTCACTTTCCTCTTCAACTTCTTCACTATCTAATTCTGTAATTGAGTCACAAGAAACTTCATGATTACCTATCATATACCAGTGTTGTGGCATACCAATACTATCGGGTTTGACACCGATGTATTTTAAATCACTAAAAGAATGTTCACGAAGCATTGCTTGTAATCTCCAATGAATTAATTCTGATTTTTTCATTATAAAGGTAGTTTTGCCCTCGAAGTTTTTTTCATAAAGTTAAGACGAATTGCATCCCACTTTAATCTTTCCTTCAAAGGTTTAGATATGAGTTTCGTTACTGATTCTACCTCAATATTGTTTATTTCGCAATAGTGTATGATCGCATCAATATAATTGAGTTCTTCATCAACCACAATTTTCTCAATGTCCAATGCAAACTTCTGTGGAGTTACAAACTTATTCGCAATAGCTTTTTCTAGTTCTTTATTCGGTTCCATAGAGTTCCAGTTTATCCCCAACAAACTTTCTAATGTATTGTCCAAGGAGTTTGATGTATTTTGATTTGTCGTATTCTTCATAAACAACGCACTCTCCATTTTCACATGCCATAATAATGACTAATTTTTTAACTGATATACCCTTCATCTCGTATAGCATACAACCATATGCCATTGCTTGAACAAAATAGTGTTCAATCCACTCTCGTGGTTTAGGTTTTTTAGATGTCTTAAAATCTATTATCGCTAACTCATCGTTGTATTCTGCAATACAATCAACCGTTCCTGCAATTCCTAACTGCTTACTATATAGCGCACCTTCCAGAGTGCGTATTTTAGATATTTTATTTAATTTACCTTTCGATATTTTAAACAAAAAGTCAGATATAGGAGGGACTTTGGGCAGTTCCTCGTTCTTTAGATAATACTCCGTAAGAGTATGCATATCTGTTCCACGAGTCGTAGCAGCCTTTGTAATTTTATCTGCTGTTTCATTACCAACTCTCTTTCTCCAATCAAGAAAGATCTGTTTATTATAATGACTCGTAATTGATGTGATTGAAACTAATTTAATTAATTCATCTTCATCGGGAACTGAATAATAACGAACTCCATCTACCGTTTCACGTTTAAGTGAAGGTAGATCCAAATCAACATGATCAAACATTACATACCCATTTCTAATTTTGCAATCAGATATTCTTTAACTATTCCAGAACGAACAATATCATCAATACCAAATTCAATTACATCAAATGATGGCATGGAACGAATTATCTTCATAAAGTCAACAATACCGTTTTTTTCGTTGGTTTTCTGCAAATCTGTCTGAGATGCATCACCACAGAAGAAAATTTTACTATCTTCTCCTACTCTTGTCATTATACTATCTAATTCGTGAAAATTCAAGTTTTGAAATTCATCAACAATAATAATTGAACGATCAAGTGTTGTTCCTCTCAAAAATGAGGTGCTCCAAAACTTAATTGTGTCCTGTGCTTTCAGATTACCATAAAGCATTTCAAAGTCTGCATCGGATGACATCTGAAACATATATTTTACCATATGTTTGTATGGTACTTGATATATGTCAGATTTATCTTCATGATCACCTGGTAAGAAACCAATCTCACGAGTTGCGACTAATGAACGAACAATATAGATTTTCTCATAAGGTGTATTTTCATCTAATACATCTTTCAAAGCATTATACAGAGTAACAAAAGTTTTACCTGTTCCTGCAGCACCATAAGCAATAATATTCTTACTTTCATTGTAAGAATTAAATAAGATTTTTTGATTTTCTGTAATTGGTTCAATATTAACCAAATATTCAGAATTTACTGGTTTTTTTCTACGCATTTGCTTTGCTGTCAACCCAACTCCAATGGGTTGATCTCCATTTCTTTTTCTTCCCATTAATCAATCTTCTGCTTTTGAGCACCAGGATATTTTTGAACTCTCTCTAATACTTCATTCCAACCTGGTTTTCTTCTTATCAGTTTATTTTTCCACTCTCCAACTTCTCCAACACCTGGCATTGTAGATGGATCTGAGTAATCTCTTGACCAATCAGGATTGTCCTCTGTCCATTGATCCCAATCATTCACACTCATTCTCACTTCTTTCTGTTCACCAGTTTTTGTATTAACTACAGGATATGTTGCCATAATAATTGATTAATGTATAGTTATTTAGACCCATTCAAGGGCTTCTGATACTGTAGGGAACTGCTCAGTAAAAACTTTACGACATTTCTCTGCAATATCCATGTGTTCTTTTTGTGTTCCATGTGCAGAACGAAGATCAATATAATGTATCCAAGAACGACAAGAACCTGTCATGTATATTCTTGTAGGAGTACATAATGGTAATACCATTCTAGCACATTCTTTTGCAACTCCCTCTTCAATCATCTGATTATACAATGATTGTGCAGAACTGAAAAGAGTGATCATTTGTGCTTCTAACTTTTGTCTTACGAAAGGATCGAGATCATCTGTTGAGTTCTGACGGTTCTTTAAATCCTGTTTTCTTAAATCTGGTAATTCAATCTTACCAAGTTCATTACTCTGTGCATATCTTTGAGAGAACTCTTGAAATGTAAAACTACGATGTCTTAATATCTGTGCTGCGATTGCTCTTGTGGTCTCAATCTCCAATGTCATTGATGATTGTTCAAAGACAGACCAATGATTATGTTTGATACAATATCTCAACAATCCTGCATAATTTGGATTGTCTTGATTGTTTGGATTAGAAACTCTGGCGATATGTGCCATCGTTTTTTCAGCATCAGGTGTGATGCTTATAAGACTAACGTTCATTTAAATCCCTTTGAATTTTTTGCTTTAAGTTCTGCAAACTCTTCTTCTGCAATTCTTAGAGTTTGTTTCATTTCTCTAAGTTTTTCATCTGTATATAGATAATCATTCTTAATTAATTTTTTTAATAACTTAATTAAATTGTTTTGTCTACCCATTAGTCAGAACCATCATCATACATTTCATCATAATCAAGTGGTTTTGTTGAAATTTTTTCATCACTTTTATAAGAATCCACATCAGAATACACTTCTGCTTTTAATGCGTCAACCATTAGTTCGAGACTACGAACAATATCTTTTAGTTTATCACGTTCCATAATATAATGCTTTTATATATTGTACACAAAAAAAGAGGAAAGGTCAACCCTCTCCTCTTGGATTATGTATTTCCCAGTTAGTGTCATGGAAAATATCTATGTTCACCCATTTTGCGTAGTGAATTCCCCGATAACACAGAAAAGCAAAGACCTCAGTT